TAAATTAACATCAAAAGATTTAGATGCTGCTAATGAATTTATTATAGGTGTACCAAAAGGTAAAATGGTTTCACCTCAGATACAGGAGCTTTTCATGTTGGTGGAGGATCTTTATAAATCCGTAGAGAAAATTGAGATAAGAATTGAAGATATGATGCACAACAAAGTTAATATAGAATTTGTACAAAAACAAACTGAAAAACTATTAAGTGATGTAGAGAAATTAAAAGATAAGGTAAGAGCTAATGGAAAGAATTACTAGAAAAGTGTTACAATATATGTCTGATAAAGAGAAACAATCTAAACAGATGCATTGTATTAAACATATGAAAAAAGAAGTAAATATTGGGGCAACGGGTACCCATAAATATAGAATTAAACGTGGGCCCAACAAAGGTATTGTGGTATAATGGGAGCTAGGGAGTAAAATTTTTATGGAGATTGTGGTAGCACTTTTAATGTTTGTAGATCACGAGATCAAGGAACACAGAATTCAGCCTTCAATGAGCGTGTGTTTAAAAGGGAAGCGTGAGGCTTCTCGTCAGATTAATGATAACATAGAATACAAATGCATTAAAACTAAAGCAGAACTAGAAGACAATATTGATGGGACTAAATCTATTAAGAAAATTATTTTAGAATAATGAAATTTTCTTATGAGCTATCTAAACGCAAACATACCAGTTACATATGCACAAATTAGGAGAGAATATTTATATGACCTTAAAAAACATCACGGAGAAGTTGAAGACTGTATTATTTTTGGTATTACGTCTATTACGGGACGTTCCTTACTTTTTCATTGTATTATGGAAAATGGAGCTGTCTACTATCGTTTACCAATATCTGCATTCATTCAAAGAGGCTTTAAACCAGAAGATGTTCCTAAACGTAGGCTTGATGAGTTGGTTTTATGGAACTGTTTTAGTTACTATCCTGCTGTTACTTCTTGGGACATTCTAGACGGTCAAGCAGGAAAATATTTTGGTAAAGATAAAAAAACTCATGCAGGAGCTTATCTTTTTACTGTTGACTGGGCGCATCCAGAGAGTAATATTATAGATACAGATCATTCTGAAATACCACACGAACATAAATGTGCGCATATATTGGCTTTAGATGATGGTAATTATGCAGCACAACCAAACAACAGGTTGATTTGGGACATTCCATCCTTTACAGTTAAGGATAATGTACCAGATTGGAAAGTACAAACTTCTGAGTGGAATGTGGAAGATTCTAGAAAGTGGCAAACAGAAGATACAGATAAATTTTTTTATGAAATAGAGGAGAAAAAATGAAGTTAACAGCAAACATAACATTAGACGAGCTTACCAAAAGCCAAATAGCTGAGAGGAAGGGAATTAACAATAATCCTAACCCACAGCAAATTGAAAATCTAAAAGCGTTAGCAGTAAACATACTACAACCAGTTCGTTCGCACTTTGACAAACCATTAATTATATCATCAGGATTCCGTTGTGCTCAGCTGTGCCTAGAAATTGGAAGTTCAGTAAACTCTCAACATGTAGCAGATAAACAAGCTGCTGCAGCAGACTTTGAAATACCTAGCGTAGATAACAGAGAGCTAGCTTCGTGGGTTAAATCAGAGTTGGAATATGACCAGCTAATCTTAGAATTCTACCGAGATAATGAACCTTCCTCAGGCTGGATTCATTGTTCATACTCGACTAATTCAAATAGAAATCAATCCTTGCGTGCCAAAAGAGTTGATGGTAAAGTCGTGTATTCACCATGGCTAGAATAACTGTTATAGATAATTTTCTAGAAGATAAACATTTTAAAAAAATTCAAGAACACTTCCTATCAAGTACGATACCTTGGTATTGGCTACCTCAAGATGTTCCATTAGAGGATGAACAAGAAAACTTAAGTAAGAATGGTTTTTTTAATCATTGTATTTTTAATCATTGGCAATTTTTAGCACCATATTCTAAAGAAATAGGATTACTTTTAACGAAATTGAATATTGTAGCTCCTATACAAATTAGAGCTAATTTAAACTTGCGGGATGTTGATTCTATTAGTTCAAAATGGCATGTAGATTATCCAGATATACCAAATAATAAAACAGCTATTTTTTATTTAAATAATAATAACGGTAAGACAATAGTAGATGATAATGGTAAACACACAAAAGTTGACAGTAAGGAAAATAGAATGTTAATATTAGATGGAGATATAAAACATAAAGCTCAATATCAAACAGACGTACATAAGAGATATTTATTAAATATAAACTACGTATAGGTGGTAAATTAGATGGCAATAACTAGAAGTCAAATAAAAAAACAGCTAGAACCTGGTCTTGGAAGAGGTTGGGGTAGAGCAGAAAAAAGCAAATTTAGAAAAGTGTTGGAGAAAACACATGGTAAAATCTATAAATCCAGTCGCAAAAAGTCTAAGGTCTAGAACATTCAAGCCTAAAGTGATACAATCAAAGAAGTTGTACAACCGTAAAAAGAAGAGAATTAACACTCTTAATGCGGCCGCACAAATAAAATTGGAGGAGCCAAATGGCTGATAAAAAGTCTTATAAGAAAAAGAAACTTGATGTTACTTTTGGTGGTGGAATATATGATGATGAATATGTTACCACGCCTAGAGCATCTATGGGTGTTGGAAAAGGGGATAAGAAATTAGATTTTACTTTTGAAAAACCTTTTAGTAAAAAAACTAAAGAAAATATATCTAGTCAGATAGGTCTTGGTTATACCAAAGAAGGTGAAAACTCCAGTTTTAATGTTACAGGAACAAAACGAGGTAAGTCAAAAAATTTAAGTTTTAATTATAGCAGAAGCTTTAGCACTGGTGGCTATACGGGATCTTATATTAAAAGTGAATTAGATGGTAAAAAAGTTTCTAATAAATCATACGAACAATATTATAAGGGCATGATTGATGTTTAAAAAAATTAAAAAGTATATAAAACATATAATAGAAAAATTACTTGGCAAAAGATGCCAGTGTAAGGATTAATTATGGCAACATCAGGAGCAACATCATTTAATCTTAATATCGATGAAGTCATTGATGAAGGATTTGAAAGATGCGGTGGTATTAGACCAAGCACGGGCTATGATTTAAAAACAGCACGAAGATCATTAAACTTATTATTTTCTGATTGGGGAAACAGAGGAATACATCTTTGGAAAGTTGAATTAAATGAACAAGCATTAACAGCAGGCACAGCTACTTACAGTGTCGCTGCCAATGTAAGTGATGTCTTAGAAGCTTACATATCAACCACAGCTGCGTCAGGTGATAATGCTAACACACAAGATGTAGCGCTTACAAAAATAGACAGATCTGCTTATTCAGCTAAACCTAATAAATTAGCAAGAGGACAACCATCACAATATTATGTTGATAGACAAGTAACTCCAAAAATAAGTTTATATGTTGCGCCTGATGCATCAACATACACAACTTTAAAATATTACACTATAAATAGAATTGAAGACGCAACAGCTTATAATGACCAACAAGCTGATGTAGTTTACCGATTTTTACCATGTATGTGTGCAGGTTTAGCTTATTATTTAGCTATGAAAAAAGCACCTGAAAGACTTGAAGCAATGAAATTAATTTACGAAGATGAAATGAAAAGAGCTTTGGAAGAAGACGGGCAGAGAACATCATTATATATCTCTCCTCAGTCGTACTTTCCAAATGTATCATAATGGCTAAATACGCAAGCGGAAAAAGATCATTAGCAATTTCTGATAGAAGTGGATTAGCTTTTCCATATCAAGAAATGGTTACAGAATGGAATGGTTCTTTTGTTCATATATCTGAATATGATCCTAAACAACCACAAATAACAAGAAGAAGAAACGTAACTGATGCTATTGCTTTACAAAAAGTAAGACCTCAAAGATTTCAACAACCTAAAACTGTTGCACCTAATGATGATACTTTAGCTGATTCTGGTGGAACTATGGTTGGTGTGGCTAATTTAAGTTTACCTGGTCAATTTGCATTTAAAACACAAGACTTTGAAATTACAAGAAATGGAGTTACATCTATATTACATAGTATGATTCCAGAAGATCCTTCATTACAAAATAGAAGAAGAGAAGCTTCAACATTATTAGGCAATGTAACAGTGAGTATTTCATAATGGCTATTACACATGCAAATTTTTTAACACAAGTACGAAACTTTACAGAAGTAGATAGTAATGTTTTAAGTGATACTATTTTAGATCAATTCATAAGAAATGTAGAATTAGAAATAGCAGGACAAGTTGATTACGATGATTTAAGAAAATACTCTACATCTAGTTTTACAGCTAATAATAGATATGTTATTTTACCAGCTGATTGTATTTTAGTTAGGTCTGTACAGCACGTTGCAGCGAATGGAAATAGGACTTTTTTAGAAAGAAGAGACACAAGTTTTATAACTGAATTTAATCCAACAGGTGCAACAGGCACACCTAAATACTGGGCTAATTGGGAGGATAATGTTCAACAAGGTCCTGTCATATTGGTTGCTCCAACACCAGCAGCAGCTGATACGGTTCAGGTCAATTTTATTAAAGACCCACCTCATTTTGATAGTTCAACTAGCACTACACTTTCAAAACAACATGAACAGCTATTATTATACGGAGTGTTAAAAGAAGCTTATGGCTTTTTAAAAGGCCCTGAAGACCTATACAAACTGTATTCTGATAGGTATAATCAAAGCATACAAGCTTTTGGTCTACAACAAATGGGTAGACGAAGAAGAGGAGAATACGACAGTGGAGTTCCTCGAATTAAAATACCTTCACCGTCACCATAATTAATTAAGGAGATAAAATGGCAATAACAACTAACGCAATCTGTAATTCTTTCAAAAAAGAATTATTAGAAGCAACTCATAATTTTAGTCACCCTGGTGGAAACTCATTTAAGTTATCAATGTACGGAACACCAGCGACTTTAGGAAAATCAACAACGTCTTTTACTACAGGTGGACAAGTAACATCACCATCAGGTGGATACTCTTCAGGTGGTAAAGCTCTTGTCAATGTAGGAACATCAATAGCAACAAATACAGCAATAACGGATTTTGCTGATTTATCTTTTGTTGGTGTAACAATCACAGCAAGAGGCGCTTTAATTTATAATGACACTAATGGCGATAAAGCAGTGGCAGTATTAGATTTTGGCGGTGAAAAAACTGCGAGTAACGGAACTTTTACAATTCAGTTTCCAGCATTTACAACGGCAGCAGCAATATTGAGAATCGCATAACTTAAAGGAGGGGCCTGCTATGGCGAACATTATTAATTTGTTTTTCATAGCGGGTTCTCCGTTATTCCCCGAGGTAATACATGGCTAATAATAAATGGGGTCAAGGTCAATGGGGTATAAACGACTGGGGCAATCAAGCTGACATAAGTGTTGCTGTATCAGGTCAAAGTTTAACAACATCATTAGGAACACTAACAGATGTTTCAGGAGAAATAAATCAAGGTTGGGGAAGATTATATTGGGGTGAGAACGCTTGGGGTGTTGCAGGTGATATCGTTGCTTTAGGTCAATCTTTATCAACCAGTATAAGTGGAGCAACTGCAAAATTTGGTTCAAGTGATTCGCCAACAGGACAAAGCCTTACTCCATCTGTTGGATCATCAACAGTTGAAATTGCAACAGAAGTTGCAGTAACAGGTCAAGCTTTAGCAAGTTCAGTAGGCACAGCTTCGGAAGCCACTGGAGGAGCAACAATTATTCCAACAGGACAGGCAGCAACCACAAACGTTGGTGCAGCAACAATAGATGAACGATTTTTAATTGGTGAAGGTTGGGGTAGATTATCTTGGGGTAACTTAGTATGGGGAGGAGCTTTCTCTGCTGTTGCACAAGGTCAATCGATGTCAACTTCGATTGGTTCACCTACAGTTCAAATAGATCACCAAGTATCTCAAGCAGGTTTGAGTCTTTTAACTATAACTCAAGGTTTAGAGTCAATTGTAATTGATGGAAACATTACTGTCTTTGTGGGTGAACCTGCACTACAAACATCGTTAGGTCAACAAAGTTTAGTTCAAACAACTAATGAAAGTGTTTCAGGTCAAGCATTAGCAGGATCAATTGGTCAAGTAGTTCCTGAGCCAAAAATACCTGTAGATGTAACAGGAATATCAGCTTCACTTTCTTTAGGTTCTATTACGTTAGTTCAAACAACAGTAGAGGCAGTAAGTGGTCAAGCAGTTACTACAGCAATAGGATCAGCCAGCCAAGCATCAATATATCCTGTAACTACTGCGGGCGCATTAACTACATCTGTGGGATCAGTAGCAATTACAGGTACCGCAAGTATTAGCGTTTCTGGTATAGGGTTGACAGCGAGCATTGGTTCACCTATCTTAACAACATGGCAGGAGATAGATCCTGGGGTAACTAATAATTGGTCCCCTGTTGATCTTGCTGCTTAATTAGGTTAAAATAAGGATTATATGGCATCAAATTATTCTGCAGACCTCAAATTGGAGTTAATGACAACTGGCGAAAACGCTGGTACATGGGGTGATAAAACTAATACAAACTTAAACTTAGTACAACAAGCAATAGCTGGTTACGAACAAGTAACATTATCAAGTGGTGGTACTTTAGCTCTTGCGATGACAAACGCAACTTTATCGAACGCTAGAAACATGGTAATTAAATTTGCTACTGCATCAATTGCAGCAAGTACAATTTGTACTATACCTGATAGCATAGAAAAATTTTATATCTTTGACGCAACTGGATTAACTAACCCAGCAAACTTAACTATTAAAACTGCATCAGGCACAGGATTTACTTTAGATGCTGCTAAAATTTACGCAGCTTATTCAGACGGCACAAATTTAAAAGAAGTTTCTTTAGATACTTTAGGCGGAACTGTAGCTGCAGGACAAATAGCATCTAATGCTGTAACAACAGCAAAAATTTTACAATCAAACGTAACACAGAATAAAATGGCACCTAATGCAGTTGGGACTGCACAAATTTTACAATCTAATGTGACTCAAAATAAAATGGCTCCCAATGCAATTGGAACTGTACAAATTTTACAAACTAATGTTAGATTAAATAAAATGGCTGCCAACTCTGTTGGACCAAGCCAATTACAATCAACTGCAGTGACTGCAGGAAGTTATACGACAGCAAACATAACTGTTGACGAAGACGGAAGATTAACGGCTGCAGCTTCAGGAGCAGCAGGTGGAAATAACATGATCTATGTTACAACTTTAACACACGCTTCTAATCCTTCTGGAACTTACACAGCTAATCCAGCAGCGACTAAAATTCAAGTACACCTTGTTGGCGGTGGCGGAGGAGCATTCATGAATAATACACCAAACGGTGGCCCACCAAACGGTACAGCTGGACATGGTGGTTATGGAATTTTCCATACAACAATTTCAGCACCTTACTCCGTTCCCTACACAGTAGGAGCAGTAGGAACTAATGGTGGAAACAGCATAGGAGCTGGAGGCGCAACAAATTGGGGCGGTCCTAATGGACACACTGCAAACGGTGGCCCAGGTAGTCACCCAGGTGCTTCTGGAACTTTTGGACCTTCAACTCAAGGAGTTGATATGACACCTAACTACAATAACCAAAAATCTTCAAGAAGTTTTATTTTTGGATATGGAACATATGTTAACGGAGGACCAAGTGGAACTTTCTTAGGACAGGAAAGTAGAGGTGGTACCCCTGCTACTGTACCTGGATCACCATCAAGCCAAGCTTCGCCTGCTTCTCTTTATAACACTAAGGGTGGAATTGTAATTTACGAGGATATAGCAGGATAATAATATGGCAGCTACAATAATTCATAGAGATGATAGTATTATTAAAATCGCTCCTCCAGGAGTTGATCCAAATGATATCTGCCCAAACTGGTCTATCGAAGCAACAACTATGGAAATAAGTGACGCTGATTACGATTGGCTTGTTCAAGGTAATAGTTTTAATTTTGATGGGACTACTTTTACACAGCAGCCTGCAGTCGAAACAATTAGAATTTTAGTAAATTGGCAAGAAGAGATTGATAATACGATTGCAGCTTATGAAGCGGTGAAAGGCTTTCCTATAAATCAACCGGATGCTGATAATGCACTTACTTTAATTAGAGCTTTAGACAGAGACACATGTCCTGCTAACCCAAGTCACCCTATCGATACAATTCTTGCTGAAGCGGGCACACCAATTCGTCCTCTTATATCAATGAAATAATAATTGTAATTTAGACTTGATTCTAATATAAGAATCATAATGATTTATAAGAACATTGAATTCAAAGCAGATAGTTTAATCATTCAATCACATACAGATTTAAATATTTTACCACAACCTATCAAACTAAATATTCCAAAATGGTTTAAGTCTTTAAATCATAGTGCTGATGATAAAACAATTAAAGGCTGCATACCTTTTTTAGAAACATTACAATCAGGATATTTAATTAGAAACTATCAGGATACTCGAATAAAACATAATGTGTTAAATGAATGGAAAGGTACTGATGGAAAAAAAATTCATGGTAAAGGAGAGGTAACGTATTCGATCTCTGATCCTGAACTCGGTCGAAAATTAAACTATCCAGAAGGGCCTCAATTACATAAACCAGGACAATTAGGAGAATCACCTCTTGTTGAAAAAAATAAAAATTTAGAATTTCACAAAATTTTAAACCCTTGGATTATTGTTACGCCTCCTGGTTATTCTTGTCTTTTTACAGCACCTCTTAATAACAGAGATGATAGGTTTGAGATTGTATCTGGCATCGTAGCCACTGATAATTATTATAATCATATTAACTTTCCTTTAACTTTAAATGGTGATAAATATGAACACATAGATACTATTATTGAAGTGGGAACACCTGTTGCACAAGTAATACCCTTTAAAAGAGAATCTTGGTCACACTCGATAGGTCTTGTTGATATAAAGAAAAAATATAGTGTTATTAATACTATACAAGCAAGTTTTTTACATGCTTACAAAAGGTTTTTTTGGAGAAAAGCAAAATGGAAATAAAAAATCTAGTAAAGGTTTATGATGAGGCTATCAGTCAGGGTGATGTAAACAAGATCATTATGTATTGTAAAAGCGTAGAGGAATTTCAAAAAGGTAAGATAGGTGATAACATAGGTGTTGAAGATACAAATATTAGAAAAGTTTTATTACATGAGGTAGTTCCTGTTAAAAAAAGTATGACAATGGCTTTTATTCATAATTTTTTAAAGACAACTTTCTTTCAATACTTCTTTAGATACAAACAAGAGACAGGATGTACTCTTAATATGAATTTTTTAAATGAAATGAGCATACTAAAATATGAACCAGGGCATTTTTTTAAACCACACTTTGATGCAGGTACGTCCCCTGTTAGAAATATGAGTTTTATTTTGATGTTAAATAATGATTACGAAGGTGGTCAATTAAGTTTTTTTGATCCTGATTGTAAAACAAATGAATATACGGTAGATGTTAAACCAGGCAGATTAATTATTTGGCCTAGTTATTGGATGTTTCCACATGGAGTAAAGCCAGTAACAAAAGGAATAAGATATGCCATAGTTTCGTGGGGTCAATGATGGAAGGTAAATATAAAAAAATAGAAAATTTTGTATCGCAAGACGTTTTAGATCTTTTAAAAAATTATTGTAAAATTACTCATAGAATAAATTGTGATGAGTTTGACACACAACCTGGACACACAACAACAGGTTATTATGGTCATCCTATAATGGAAGCCTTAATGATTAAACAAACCAAAAAGATTTCTGAAATTGTAGGTAAAAAAGTAATGCCAACTTATTCATATTGGCGATCTTACACTATGGGTGATATTTTACCAAAGCATAAGGATAGACCTGAATGTGAATATAGTGTTACTTTAATGATAGACTCATGTGGTACAGAGTGGCCTATATATTTAGAGGGGACCCCTATCAATTTAAAGCCAGGTGATGGTGTTGTTTATAAAGGATGTGAGGCCGAACATTGGAGAAAAACCTTTACTGGAGATTATCACGCTCAATGTTTTCTACATTACTACGATCCTGAAACAAATAAAGAAGCGCAAGCTGTAGATGGAAGAGCGTTATGGGGTATGAAAAAACCTATCATGCCTATTTAAGTTAATAGAAACAGAGTTTTTAAGGTACTAGCCCTTTGTTTATTTATTAAACTGAAGATGTTATAATCTGACATGCCTTTAGCAAAAGTAAAAATAGAACCCGGATTTGATAAGCAGTCTACACCTGCAGATGCAGAGGGACGTTGGGTAGATGGTGATAATGTAAGATTTAGATATGGTGAGCCTGAAAAAATAGGTGGCTGGTCAGCATTAGTAGATAATAAAATAATTGGTGCTGCTAGAGGACAACATGTTTGGGCAGACACTGATGGTAAAAGATACGCTGCAATAGGCACTGACAAAGTTTTAATTATTTATTATGAAGGTGCTTTTTATGACATTACTCCACTTGAAACAGATAACTACCAAACGGGCGCTAACATAACAACAACCAACGCATCAGCTACCGTTACGATTACAACAACAGGTGCTCACAATTTAGAAGTTGGAGAAATAACAACGTTTGCAAATGCAGGATCATTCAATGCAGGCCAAACAGGTTTTACAGCTACAAGTTTTGATGATCAATTGTTTGAAGTTCAAACGGTACCGACTACAAAAACTTTTACAATTACGATGCCTTCAGCAGAGACAGGCTCAGGGACAACGAACAACGGAACATTAGATGTACGACCCTACGAACCAGTTGGACCATTAAATCAAACTTATGGATATGGGTGGGGCACATACCTTTTTGGAGGACGATCAGTTGCAGCAACCACTACAACAATTAATAATGGTGGTAATATGCTTGTTGGTGCATCTTCTGTTGTTCTTACAAGCACAGCAAACTTACCGTTGACTAACGGTAAATTAAGAATTGGTTCTGAGGATATGAGCTACACAACTAACACCACAGGAACAAACACCATTAGTGGAATAACTCGAGGCATAAACGGAACAACAGCAGCAGAACACACTAACGGTGCGACTGTGACTGACATTACAGATTTTGTGGGTTGGGGCGATGCTTCTGCATCAAGCACAGTAACAATTGAACCTGCCAACTGGTCTTTTGATAATTTTGGAAGTATTTTGATCGCTACAATTTCTAATGGAAAAACTTTTACTTGGGACCCAACGGCAGGTAACGCATTACAAACTAGAGCTGTTATAGGCTCTGGAATGCCAACAAGATCTGTAATGACAATAGTATCAGACAGAGACAGGCATTTATTTCATTTAGGAACGGAAACAACTATTGGCACTCCGTCAACGCAAGATAAAATGTTTATTAGATTCTCCGACCAAGAAAGCACAAGTGATTATGCACCAACATCAACGAACACCGCAGGGACATTTAGATTAGACGATGGCACAAAAATTGTAGGAGCTTTTAAAGGTAAAGATTATATTTTAGTTTTAACTGATACAGCTGCTTATGAAATGCAATTTGTGGGTCCACCTTTTACTTTTTCAATTAGAAAAGTAGGATCTAACAATGGTTTAATTGGGCAACATGCGGGAGTATTTGCAAACGGTGCTGTATATTGGATGGGTAAAACAGGTGGCTTTTATGGTTATGATGGAACTGTAAAATCATTACCCTGTTTAGTAGAAGATTATGTTTTTACCACTGATGGTAGTAATCCTGGGTTAAATTATAATTCAGGGCAATTAGTTTTTGGTGGAATAAATGAATTGTATTCTGAAATAAATTGGTTTTATCCAACAAACTCGTCATCGGTTATAGATAGAGTGGTAACTTATAATTTTGCTGAGGGTGTTTGGACTACAGGAACCCTCGATAGAACAACGTGGATAGGCTCTACAGTTTACGAACAGCCTTATGCTACGGATTATAACGCTTCTGACGCTCCTACATTCCCAGTTGTAAATGGTGTGTCGAACGGAGCTTCAATTTATTACGCACATGAGATTGGAGTCAATCAAGCCAATGGTGATGGCACAGAGACAGCTATTACTTCTTTTATTAAATCAGGAGAGTTTGATTTAAACGGTAATTCAGGTGTTCCAGGAGATGGAGAATATTTAATGAGTATTAAAAGATTCTTACCTGACTTTAAAAGGATAGATGGTAACGCAAAAATTACAATATATTTAAATGAGTTTCCACAAGGCACGACCGCTGCTTCTAGCCCATTAGGGCCTTTTACTATTACTTCCTCTACAAAAAAGGTAGATACAAGAGCAAGAGCTAGGTTAGCTGCAGTGCAAATAGAGAATGAAAACTTGAACGAGAGCTGGAGATATGGCGCGTTCAGATTTGATGTCAGAGTAGATGGTAGAAGATAATGGCAAAGATAACAATACAAATACCTGAGCCTAAAACAGAATACTCTCAAGAAGACCAAAGACAAATACTACAAGCTTTTAGAACCTTACAGTCTCAGTTGAACTTTTCATATGAGAATGATATAAAAAATGACACTAATGCATTTAACTATTTTTTATCCTAATGACCATACAATATAAAAACCAAGGTATAAATTTAACCACAACAGGCACAGCCTCTGTTTTAACGTGTCCTACAAGTGCTACTTTTTTAATAAGACAAGTACAAGTTGATAATTCTAGCGGAAGTCCAGTAAACTTATCCGTGCAAGTAACTGATACATCTGCTTCAACTACTTACTCAATTTCAAGGAAAGCCATTGCTGCTAACACTGTTTCAAATATAATTACGCAAACATTAGTTTTAGAAGGCGGTGATATTTTAAAAATGACTGCTGGAACAGCAAACGAGATACAAGGCATTATATCCTACGCACAATTAGATAGATCTCAGGAAAATGGTTAAAAAAACAGTTTTATTCACCGAGTCTATACAGCGCTTAAAAATAATGAACGATGACTTTAATAATCTTTTATTGTCTAAATTAAAAGAAGCAGAAGATAAAAACTATTTAAATGAAGCCTCTAACATTTTTGGAGTTCAAACTAAAGATGTGATGTGTGAAGAAATATTTAAGGTTATTGAAGTTCTTATGGACCAATGTTTAACAGATTTATTCGGAAGTTGTAAAACAAAATTTCACATTACAAACTTTTGGATCAACAAGAACAATAAAGGATCATTCAATAGAACGCACGTCCATCCGGGATGTCAACTTTCTGCAGTCTATTATGTCAAAGCACCAAAAAATTGTGGGGACATTGTATTTTCTAATCCTAATGTAGCCTCTGTTATGCAAGGTTTTGACAAGCTAAAGGAACCAGAATTTCAATCCGAGTGGTCAGTTAAACCAGAAGATGGATTATTTATTTTATTTCCATCATATATGCCTCATGAGGTACACCCTAACCAAAGTGATGAAGAAAGAATATCTGCTGCATTTAACGTACAAGTAGAGTTGTTAGATGGGTAAAAGAAAACCGTTATTTGGTGTAAGTAATTATGTTAAAAGAACTAGGAAAAAAAGGCCTGGCAGACATAATAAAAGTTGGTCTAAAAGAATACCACGGAGAAAACGCAATCGTGGACAGGGGCGATAAATTATTGTAACTATTCATTTATGCAAATACTTGGAGTAAATATTTCACATAATCCTTCTATATGTGTTTATGAAAACGGTAAAGTTAAAAAATTTTATAATGAAGAACGTTTTATATTGAAGAAAAATACACAACTTAGTTACGAGCCTTTTGAACTTTTTCAATCAATACATCAAAAAATAAATTTTAAAATAGATACAGTTTGTTACGCATCTTTTGGCAGAAACAGAGCTTATTACCCTTTATCTGACAATGACATAATCAACATATTACAAAAACAACTTAATTTTCCTAATTATTATTTTAATGAAAAGGAACATCACTTATACCATGCTGTCTCATCTTTTTATTTTAGTGAATTTGATGAGGCTGCTGCGATAGTTGTAGATGGAGGAGGAGCGTGTAAATTTTACATCCCTTATGAAGAGATTGAGTCTATATATTTAATTAATAACAAAAAAGTTTTACCAGTTTATAAACATCAAACTAATGAAAGAGCAAGTTTTGATGCTGAAAATGTAGTTTCGTTTGAATCTTTTGAGTACAAACATGGTTATCTTAATAAATTTTCTAATAAACTTATGGGGGGTGCTCTTTTTACAGCTACCTGTAAAAAAAATGGTTTTGTGGATGGTAATGACGCGGGTAAACTAATGGGTTTAGCATCTTATGCAAACTGCGATAAAAAATATGATTTAGACTATAATAAAGTAAACGCAGCACAAGAAACACAACAAAAAACTTTTAATGATACATGCTTGTTGATAGATAGAGCAAAAGGATATAGTAAGAATATTTTGTTATCTGGTGGTTATTTTTTAAACTGTTCTAATAATTTTAAATATGTAAAAAAATATCCAGAGCTTAATTTTTTTGTTGATCCCATACCACACGATCCTGGGACAGCCATAGGAGCAGCAATTTATTATGATAATTATAAAAGAAGAATATAAAGCAGTAGAAGTATTACTTAGTCAAAAACCATTGGTATTGTTTTATGGTGATAGTGAGTGGGGGGCAAGAGCATTAGGCCATAGATCTATTTTGTTTGATGCTAGAAATAAAGATGCAAAAAATATTGTAAACAAATTGAAAAAAAGGGAATGGTGGAGACCTCTAGCAGGAACAGTATTATTAGAATATGCACATGAATATTTTGATTTAGCCACTCTTAAAGAAAGTCCACATATGTCTTTTGCGGTAGATGCTAAAGAAAAGGCTAAAACAGAAGTGCCTTCAATTGTACATGTAGATAATACTTGCAGAATACAAACTTTAACAAAAAAACAAAACAAGCCTTTTTACAATTTAATAAAGCATTTTTACGACAAAACTGGCGTTCCTATGTTGTTAAATACATCGTTTAATTTAGCTGGCTATCCAATTGTAGAGGACGACTTGCATTTAAAATTAACAGTGTTAAATTCTGAATTTAAAAGTGTTTACATTCCACAATAAAATAATTATAAGTAAAGTATGACTGTATATCAAAAAATTAAATGTAAAACTAAAACAATCTATAGAAGTATTAAAACTAATAAAAGATATGAAACTGAAGAGGCTTTTTTAAAAGAACATCCTAAAGAGGATTTAGCAACTGATGTTGAAGTGCTAGTTCCTGATCTTCCGATGTTTAGTAAAACAAAAATATGAAACCAGCAGGCGGAACAGAACTACAACATGAATTTTTAAAGAAGCACGTAGCTTCAGAATTATTAGATCACTTCCAAATATGTACATCAGTGCCGGGCAAAGTTCCTATAGCAGCTAATAAAATAAATATACTTTGGCAAAAGATGGCACCCGATCAGCCACACTTTCAAGAATTTTTTAAAGACCCAGAGCAAATAAAACAATATGATTATTATGTATTTAATAGTCATTGGAATTATGAACAATTTCGTAAGCAGTTTAATATACCATTAGAAAGATGTACTGTAATTAAAAACGGAATACTTGATTTTAAAAAAAGAGACCCAGCACCTAAAAGAGATAAAATTAAATTAATATATCATCCAACTCCTTGGAGAGGTTTGTCTATTTTACTAGGAGCCATGCAACTCATAGAGAACAAAAACATAGAATTAGATGTTTATAGTAGTACACAAATATACGGTGATGATTTTAAAAAAGAAAACGATCCAGGATATCAAGCATTATATGACCAAGCAAAAAAATTACCCAATGTAAATTACATAGGCTACAAATCTAATGAATATATACTTGAAAACTTACATACTTATGATGCTTTTGTTTATCCTAATATATGGGAGGAGACATTCTGTATCTCTGCACTTGAATCATTAGCTTGTGGTTTATTTGTAGTAACAACGGACAACGGAGCACTCTACGAAACTTGCTCAGAGTTTCCCGTATATGTTCCATACGATAATAATTTTAAAAATTTAGCTCATCAATTTGCAGCTATAATTGATGGAATACCAGATCAAATAAATTCAAAAGGCTGCCATAATCATCTTAGGTATCAATCTAATTTTTTTAATCATTTTTATAACTGGAAAAACATAGCAGGACAGTGGGAGCAGTTTTTGAAAGGAGCTTTAAATGCAAGACCCCAATAAACCAATGTGGTTTGATAAGAAAGATAAAGATAAAGATATAAAAGTTCATGAGATTAAAGCAAAAAAATATTCTATCTTTGTAGCCACACCATGCCATAGTGAATTATCACTACATTATTTTCAGGCTTGTTTAGAGTTCCAAAAGGTTTGTATGAAGAATAACATATTAACTTCTTTTCAAGTTATGAAATCTTCTTTAGTTACACAAGGTAGAAATTTATGTGTATCTAGTTTTATGGAGAGTAAAGACACACATTTATTATTTGTGGATTCAGATATAGAATTTCAAGCACAATCTGTATTTAAAATGGTTGCTGCAGATAAAGGTGTTATATCTGTGCCTTACCCACTTAAACAGCTTATGTGGGATAAGTGTTGGGAAAGAGTGCAAAACGGTTCAATAAAAAATGCAAAAGATTTAAAATTTAAAGGTCTCTACACATACCCTATGAAAGTAGTAAATGAAAAAGATATAAAAATAGATAAAGAGGGAGTTATTGAAGTAACGCATTCTCCTACTGGATGTATGTTAATTAAGAGAGAGGTTATAGAAAAAATGATCAAGGCTTATCCCGAAAAAGAAATAGCGCAGAAAACTGTGGTAAATGGAGAGTTAATTAACAGACCTTTCTTTTATAATCTATTTGATACTGAGTTTGATCAGTCCACAAAAACCTACCTAGGAGAAGATTTTGCGTTCTGTAGAAGATGGAGAAACATAGGCGGTAAGTGTTATGCCCTAATAACCGACCGTATTACACATGTTGGCGAACACCAATATCGAGGGTGCTTTGCCGATGAGTTGATAAAGGTAGACTAAAATGTTAAACTTTCCTAATCTGCTAAATTAAGGAGAAAATATTTACATATGGCATGGCAAGCAATAGTCCCATACGCATTAGCCGCTTACGGTGGGTATAAGGGTTATAAAGGATCTAAAGACGCTGGAGGTTCAGGACTTCAAAGATTATTAGCTGGAGCAACAGGAGCTGCAATGGGATACTACGGTGGTAAAATGATTCCAGGTGTTACAGCACCAGGAAGCCCTTTTGTTCCTTTCACACAACAACCTATTGTTCAAAGTATGTATTCTAGCATGCCCTTCCTAAATCAAGGAGCAACACAAACAGGCACACTTGCAAATTTAAGAGGCCCTGCAGAATATGGTATGACAACTAGAGCAGGCGCAGCCGCGTCTAACCCCATTAACAATAATCCACCCGGTGGATTGCAATCTATGTTTGATAAATTATTTAGAAGAGAAAGATGGGTAGGTGGTAAAGCTACAGGAGAAATGGAACTTAGTCCTGGTAAAATGGCATCAGCAATCGCAGCGGCCACTTACTTCGGTGGTGCGTTTGATCCTAAACCATTAGACATTTACACACCTACTTACAATTTAGGTGTTGCAGAATTACAAAAACAAAGAGGTGGTTTTAAATATATTGATCCTGTAACAGGAGATGAAAAAGTTTTTGATCAACCATACATACCTGAAGCTGATCCAGCAAATCAAGGTGACTTTAGACAAGGCCCTTATGCAATGGAGCATACCAGATTAAAAGAAGGTGGATTAGCAGAAGTAAAAAGATTTAATGAAGGTGGTATAAACTATCTTCCAAGTAAAAGATCTCATGACGAAGACGATGCACATAATTATGTAAGAGCATCGGGTTATGTCGAAGATGGATCTGGCACAGGAGACAAAGACGAAGATACAATGTTAGCTCAATTAGCAGATGGAGAATTTGTAACAAGAGCAGATGGAGTATTAGGCGCAGGAATCATAGCAGGTGCGAATCCAGAGAGTTTCAAAGACATGCGTGAAAAAGGTGCACGATACTTCTACGAACAACAAAAACGATACAAAAGAGTTTTTGATTTATTAGAGGGAAGTAGAAATGCACAAGCCAAAGCCAATTAAACCTGACATATCTGTTTTATCAGTTGAGCCAAAATATATAGATAAGTTTTGGCCTTTATGTGATTTTATGGTTGCAGAGGCCTTAAAGTATTCAGGTGGTTCTGCTGAGCCTAAATATATAAAAGAATTACTTAAAAAAGACGAGGCACAAATGTTTCTTGTATTTGGTAGTGACGAAGATGAATTAAACCAAGTCTTTGCATTATTTGTAACTCGTATTGCCGCCTTACCTAACTACAGCCAACTCGAAGCTATTATCTGTACGGGAAGAAAAAGGCATTTATGGGAGGACAAGATAGTGAATACTGTTACAAAATTTGCTAAACTAAATGGATGCAAAAAATTAAGTTTTTGGGTAAGACCTGGTTGGGCAAGAGTTTCAAAAAAATGGGGTTGGAAAGCTAAACACATACAAATGGAAAGAGAAGTTTAATGGGAGTAATATCAAATATTTTTGGAGGAGGAAGTAAAGCTGCCCCTGCACCATCAAGTGGAACAGGAATACAAACGTCAATTATAAGAGAAGCTCCTGGTATAGAAGAACGAAAAATAGAGTTAATGGATTTAGCTCGTGGAGTTGCACAGAAACCTGTAGCATTACCTTCTATGCAAGTTGCACCTTTTGGTGCTTTAGAGCAACAAGGATTAACAGCAGCAGGAACCACAGGAGTGGGTGCTCCAACAGTAACCTCGGGCATCGGACAACTACTTGCTGCACAAACACCTAACATAAATCAATTTTTTAATCCTTATCAATCTTATGTTGTAGATGAGATTAATAGACAAGCTGCACAAGCACAAAATCAATTGTCAGCAAACGCTGTAATGTCAGGTGCTTTTGGGGGAGGTAGAGAAGGTGTTGCTCAAGCAGAATTAGAAAGAGCTAGATTAGGTCAAGTAGGTTTAGCTCAACAAAGAGGTTTTGGAACAGCTTTACAAGCTGCTCAACAACAACAACAAATGCAAGGAACTATTGGAACTCAATTAGCTAATATAGGTTCAGGTCAACAACAAATGGCACAAGCTGATATTAATCAATTAATGCAAGCAGGGGGAGTACAAAGACAGTTAGCACAAAATACATTAGACGCAGCTAGACAATCACAATTACAACAAACTTATGAACCATACCAAAGAGCTGAATTTTTATCAAACATTTATGCTGCTGGTCCAAAATCACAATCAACTATTGCTGCATCAACGCAACCACAAACAAGTCCATTAGCACAATCTATTGGAACTGGTATAAGCGCATTCCAAGCATTCCAAGGTATGCAGGGTGGCCAAGGGAGAGCCTAATGTCTCTCAATAAAGTTTTAAACAGACCATTGTTCAGGCAACAAGCTTTAAGAAAAGGTGTATTAAAACCATTACGTGCAAATTCAGGAACAATGGTTGGAATGACTGTCCCTGGAGGTGTACAAAATTATGTGCAAAAGGGTGGTGGTTTTTATGATCCTACAACGGGAAGATTAGTAGGAGGATTACCAGCAAAAATAAATACCCCTCAAACACCTAGTTGGTGGTCAAAATTCAAAAGTGACATGGGTGGTGTTGGAAGAAATTGGAAAGACCCAAGATTTTTACTAAGTGCTCCTTTTGGTATGGGTGGCGGCCTGACAAGAGGTGCTGGATCTATTGGTTTGTATCCTCTTATTGAAGAAGGAACAAGAAAACTTGGAATGACAGGATTTCCAAAATTGGCTGCCGATGCAGCTATATCATATGGATTAGCTAAAAACCCATATGCTGCTGGTATAGGATTATTATACGGTGGTTATAGAGCATCACGCCCATTAGTAGGAAGAGGTGTTGATTTAATTAAAGAAAGACCATTAGGTACAACTGCATCTAATAAAGATTTTATGCCTGGTGTTGAAGGTGCACTAGGTGATCCTATCAAAACAGTATCGTTTGAAGAAATGGTTAAAAATAATAAGGGAGCTGGAAGATGGACCTCACGAGACTCTTCACAAACTGCAGACAGTGAAGCGCCAAAACCAGTACCTTCTAACATGAAACAAATTGCATCAGGAAGAGGGTCAGGAACTCCTGTGGCTAATGTTGGATATAGAGAATTTGATAATGCAGTTGCAGGAGTAGTAAAACCAGATCAGTTAACTCAACCAGAAAACGAAACTAGAGTAGGAAATAGTACAGTAGTAGATTTAGAAAAAGTAGTAAAAAACGCTTCATTATCAGAAGATGAAAACATTAAAGTACCTAAAGATGAAGGATTAGTTGTTGCACCAGGGATTGAACCAAGCAAACCACCAGCACCTGTAAAAGAAAATACATTATCGACAGCTCAGAACATATATA